AAGTAAACCTTGATGATTTACTTACATCTACAGCTGGTGGTGTCGTTAGAATGAAAAATCCTAACGCAATTGTACCATTAACTGTACAACCAACTACAGCAGGTTCATTCCCAATGCTTGAATACCTAGATGGTATACAAGCTAGACAGCGGCAAAGACTTGGTAGCAACACAAACGATTGAGCAGAAACTAGCAGAGTTAAAGCGCATTAAAGCGGCACTTAAGCCACTGGAAGCAGAAGAGAAGAAACTTACTGCTGACGTTCAATCCTACATGCTAGAGAATGCCCAATTACTTTCTACCGATGGTTCAGTCCTGGCTACATGGAAGACCAGCAAACCAAGCATGAAGTTCTCTGAAGCGTTGTTTGCTCAGTCTATGCCTGAAATGCACGCCAAGTTTATTGTCGAGCAGCCAGGTTCACGCAGGTTCCTGGTGAAATGATGACCAGGGTGATCGTAGGACTAGGAGGCTGCATCTTCTTTATGTTCATCGCGTATAACGTAGGACATTACGAAGGCAAGAAAGCAGGTACCAATAGTGCGCTCAGTGTCTATCCCCCGTCAGAGCAGTTAGAGATGACGTGTGCTGGACTCTGGGTGAGTGAGCAACATAAACAGGCAATTATCAAGGAGAAGAAATGACGAACGTTGTCAATATATCAGGCGTGCCTGAAGCAGGAAATAAATTAACCCTGGACCCCAAGATTCAGGATTCCATCGTATTGCGTGGTGATCTGTCTGGGTTAAACGAAGGCCAAAAGCGCGACTACTATCTGTATCGCTGCCGCCAGGTGGGATTGGACCCCGCTGCCAAACCCTTTGATCTATTAACTTTGAACGGAAAGCAGATTCTTTATGCCAACTCCAGCGCGACCCAACAACTCTGTGCAATTCATAAACTGTCAACTCAAATTACGCATCGGGAACGAATTGATGGAATTTACGTTGTCTCAGTCCGATGTACCGGCGCTGATGGCAGAGTTTCGGAAAATCAAGGCGCTGTGGACGTCTCAAACCTTACCGGAGAGCGCCTTGCTAATGCACTCCTTAAAGCGACTACGAAGGCTATGCGCCGTGCAGTCCTCGCCCACGTCGGACTCGGAATGCTTGACGAAACCGAAGTCGAAACGATCCCCGAAGCGCGTAGGGACACTATTGTTGTCACCGAAGACCCCAAGGCTATAGAAGTAGAGCCTCAAGAGGAACCGGAGGATGGCATGATTTTTATGGTGCCTGGTGCCACGGAACCTTACTGCCACTGTGCTGATAACGAAGAGTGGGTGGACACCTACTTGCAGATGGTTGAGAAGATTACGGAGAGCAAGAAGTTTGACGTCGCAGCCAAGATGGATAAGTTAGAAAAACTATGGGCTGCTAATGACTTCATCATCGGCATGATCAAGGAAGAGAAGGCCACGCTTTACGAAGTCCTGTGCATGGGGATTGGCAAAGCAAAGCAAACCCTTGCACTGGCCCTGCGTGAGCCTGGTGGGGCACACAAATGAGCATGGGCGAGTTATTTGCCGAAGAGACTGAGTATCTGGAGCGCCTGAGAACGTCCTGGAATCAGACCATAGAGCATGAAGGGGGGCATTGCCCGTGCTGCGGGAAGTGGGGCAAGGTTTACAAAACCAAACTGAGCCAGCACCTTGCTTTATGCCTGAAGTGGATTGTTGATCATGGCGATCAAGAAGGATGGGTGGATGTGCAAAACACGGCACCACGCTGGATGCTCAAGAGCAAGACATATCCACTGCTAGAACACTGGGCACTGATTGAGTCTAGGGGAACCAGGAGTGGAATATGGTGCGCTACAGCAAATGGTAAAAAATTTGTTGCTGGCGCGATCACGATGCCACAGGCGGTCTATGTGTATGACAACCGCCGGTGGGGTTTTGAGAAAGAGGAAGTGACTTTCCAGCAGTGCTTTGGGAAACACTTTGATTTTGATGAGTTAATGAGTGCCCAATTCAACTGGGCTAATTTGAGGAAGGAAAGTAAATGAGTGATTATCAGCAGCGTGATCGGCGCCCAGGAACAGGCGTGCTTTTGACTAACCGATTCAAGAAAGGAGATGGTCCAGATTGGAAAGGCGAATTGAAAGTAGAAAGAGATTACCGTGCAGGCGAGATTATGAAACTTGCCGCATGGACGAAAGAGACTTCAGGTGGTGCCCTTATCAGTTTGAAAGAGGACAACTATGTGAAGCCAGAGGGCATGGTCCAAGAAACCAAGTCAAACCGCAACCCATTCCCTTCAAAGCGCATCAGTGAAGACGACGACGTACCTTTTTAAGGAGATAGGAAAATGAAGAAATTTTTGGTGGCGGTACTAGGTTTAGGAATTGCTAGTGTGGCATACGCTAACTGCACAACGCACACGCTCACAACGTCAAGCGGTAAAATGATTGTTTGCACAACGTGTTGCTACAACGGCAACTGCAATACGACTTGCTTCTAATGTCAAAACTCAGCAGACAGCGCGGTGCTACCTACGAACGTGAGGTAGCCAATGAGATATTCGATGTGCTTGGAGTGAGGATCAAGCGCAATCTGAAGCAGTACCAGGAGTCCGAAGAGGGTGACCTGATACTGGGAACCTATCTCATTGAGTGCAAAAGGCGCAGGAAGATTGCCGTTCATGAATTCATGGATCAGGCGGACAGGGCTTGTGTACCAGGCCAAACGCCTATCGTGGTCATGAGGGCTGACGGTGAGAAGTCCTTAGCCGTGATGCACCTGCCTGATCTGCTGAAACTATTAGGCAATGAATTTGACCCCCATCAGTCGCAGGGTGAGTCCTCCACTCCGGAGGACAGTTAGGACCACTGCGGGGCACAGTGGTACTGCGGCCTGCCCCACTTACTCTCGGAGAAAACATGGCACACTTTTTTATTGCAACACCAATGTACGGCGGCATGGCAACCGGCGTGTACACCCAGTCATTACTTAGCCTAGTGGGTTACTTCTCTGCCAGAGGTCACCAGGTATCTTGCGCGTTTATGTTCAATGAGTCTCTGATCACTAGAGCGCGCAATAACATGGCGCATCAGTTCTTGCAGGGAAATTGCACACACCTACTCTGGATCGACGCTGACATTAAGTTCAGGGCTGAGGACGCCTACCGTATGTTTGAGGCGGACAAGGACATTATTGGCGGCATCTATCCTAAGAAAGAAATCAACTGGCCCCAGGTAAGAGACGCTGTTAATCGTGGTCAAGAGAACCTGCAAAACTTTACTGGATCGTTTGTGGTGAACCTGATTGATCAGAGGCCCAACGTTGTAGTCCGCCAGGATCAGCCATGCGAGGTGGCAGCACTGGGTACTGGCTTCATGATGGTTAAGCGTAGCGTCTTTGAGAAGATGAAGAAGTGGACGCCACAGTTTGCTAACGATATGTCAACGCTGAAACCTGGCGAATTGATCTACTCATTCTTTGATACGCCCATTGATCCTGAGTCACGGCGCTTCTTGAGCGAGGACTATCACTTCTGCATGGAGTGGCGTAAGCATGGCGGCAAGGTGCATGCAGCGCCCTGGTGCCAACTTGGACACATGGGCAGTTATTTATTTGAAGGCACGTTGATCCCAACCGACGAGCCAGTAACCATAGGGGCAAGCAATGGAAGAGGACGGACAGGCGGAGTACGAGCAAACAAGGCAGCAGGAGTGGCTGGCGGATCAACTAGGAACGCCGTGGGTAATCGAAGTAAGCCCACAAGGGCTGCTGATAATGGACAAGTTCGGAAGGCCAGTAGCACGCCTGCTAAACGACAGTCTAAGAAACCAAGCACTAGCAGCCGAGGAAATACTAAAGGCCGTAAATAGTCAGTATTAAAAAAACCCCCGCTTATGAGGCGGGGGAAAGGCCACGAAGGAGAAGTGGCATGGCAAAGGAAATTAGCGTTTGGGTTTGCGTGCAGTCTTGGCAGACTTACGGAATGCGGCGGCAGTAGGGGCACCCTTGCTGCCAGGTTTCCTCATTCTCTCACCACTACCGGCTTTGATACGGGCGCGCTTGGCGGCTATGTTTGCATAGAGTCCTGGTTTCATCGGCAGTTCCACCTTCTAAGAGAAGCCTTGGCCCTGGTCGCTGGACCCTTGGCGTTGCGAACGACGCCTGACATACGGGCACAGAAACTTTTGCGCCGTGCAGCATCACGTTTTGTTTTGGGGTTGGGAGCAGGAGCCTTGAGATTGCTGCCGGTAGCGCGGTTGTACTTAGCACGGCCCTTGGCAGTCAAGCCAGCGCCCTTGCTGACAGGTAACTTCTCTCCCCTGCCAATCGCTAGTGACACGCCCTTCTTAGCCATCAGTAACTCCAGACGGTAGGCCGGTTAGGGCCATCAATTAAGTCCAGGTGCAGGAACCTTCCCGTACCTTTTTGCTGAACCCCTATACCTTTGAACCCTGCATCCATTGCAAGACCCAAAAGTTTATGGGCGTCGGCCCCTTCTACTCCAACGTCGCAGGCTAGGCCACTAGAATGCGGTCCTGGCGCTGCTTTGGCTGCTTCAATGGGATGACGAGGGCAACGGTATCCGGATGTAATCCGCATCGGTTTGCCGTACCGAGAACGCAAAGACTGGATTTTCAGGAGCAAGTCTTCTTTGATCTCATTCTCACCACAATGGCTGCACTTAAACTCATCAGCCTTGAAGTTCGGGTACTTGGACCAGTCAATCATTTAGCCGCACCCTTCCTGGCATAGAACAGGGTACGGTCACCAAACAGATAAAAGCCTATGGCAGCAGCAAAGTTATCAATGGCGTCGGATGGTTGTCCAGACATTTTGCTCCACGCCCAGGTAGCCAAGACAATGACAGCCACGCCAGGACGCATCAGCCTGACAATGGCTTCCACCCAAGGATAGGATTGGTTTGTGCCGCCAGCATTGTTCATCGCCTCAAACATGCGTAGGTCAACGTCACGCATCTGAACGTACTGATCAATAGTGGCAGGCTTGAATTCAGAAGGCGCTAGAAACTTATTGATCAGCGCCTTGCCAGCATCAACCGCAAGCGGACCGAATATAGCCAGTACGCTTAACGGATCAAACATTACAATCCCTCACCTGGAACAATATACAACTCGGCATTGTTGTGCGGGGCAATGATTCGCACATACACAGTCTTGGTTGCGCTGACCTGGGGGCCAGTAAAAACCCTTTCTGAGTAAGGCGGAACAGCCACTACTGCGGCACCGTTAGCAGTAGGAATGCTTGCAGTAATGTTTGCAGTTTCCCCATAAGCAACAAACACAGGGTAGTCTTTGCTTGTGTTGAAGACAAGGTATTGATTTACTGGGCTAACA